AGGTGTGGGGGTGTTGATTGTGGCTATTGGGTTGCTGGCTGAGTATTTTAGCAATTTGAGCGATGAAGTTGAGGAGGCGAAAAAGAAACAAGATGACTACAATGAATCGCTGAAAAGACAAAAGGAACTTGTTGACCAAGCCAATACAAATGCACAGATACGCAACGATTTGCTAGCGGCACAAGGTAAAGCGGTGGATGCGGCAAGGTCGCAGATGACATTGGCTGAGCAAGAAATTAGGCAGGAGCAAGAATTTACAAACGAAAAATTAAGGCAACGTAAAAGGTTAATTGATGCAGGCTATGCTGAAACTGACCAATACATCCAATTGATTGACAAGCACGTTGGGGAATCAGAAGGCAGAAGGCTAAAAGCTCAAATTACACTTTTAGAATCGCAGAAGACCATTGACGATGCCGCAAAGGCAAGCGCAGATGCAGCGCAAAAAAGAGAAGAAGAAAGGCAAGCAAAAGCCAAAAAAACCGCCGAGGAACGCGCCGCGAAAGAGCAGGAAGTCAACAATATCATAGCCGCCTCACGACAGGCGTTGCTGATGGCTACGCTGTCGGATAACGAAAAAGAACTGGAATCCATTGACCAATCTTTTGAGGAGCGACTGGCAAAGGTCAAGGGCAATGAAGAAGCGACAAATTTGGTGCTTGAAGAATTGCGGGTGGCGCGACAGGCTAAACTGGATGAGCAGGCGGCGGTGGCAAAGCAAAAAGAGGATGAACGGTTAGCCGCTGAACTGGAACAACAGAAGGCGGAAATTGACTATAAGATTGCGCTGGAAGATGAATATTATGCGCAACAACAAGCGATGCGGGAGAAGGCAAAAGCCGATGAACAAGCATTGCAACAAGCGCGGGTACAATTTTACAACAACGCATCGCAAAGCATCGTTACCATATTACAGGCGTTTGGCAACAAGTCGAAGGGATTTATGTTGGCGGCATTGGCTTTGGAAAAAGGCGTGGCTATTGCAAACGTCATCATCAATCTGCAGAAAGAAATAGCTGGTATTTCTGCCAATGCGGCGGCAAATCCAGCCAACGCGTTGACCGCGGGTGCGGCAGGTGCGGCGCAGGCGGCCACGCTCATAACGATGGCCAAAGTCAAAGCAGCGTTGAGTATTGCAGCAATTGCGGCAACAGGATTGAATCAGGCTAAAAGCATTTCAGGTGCAGGCGGTGGAGGTGGAGGCGGAGGTAGTGTTAGCGCAGGCGGCGGCAATATGGGCGGGCAGGCATTGCCACCACCAACAGCAACCAACCCGAATGCGCAACTGCTGAACCCACCTGCTAACGGCCAAGGCTCAGGAATGCGTGCTTATGTGGTTGAGAGCGACATCCGAAGTGTAAGCGGCAGGCTTCGGCGGATGAGTGAATTTGCAACGTTGGGGGCGTAATGGTATTTGCAAGTATGGAACAGCTCCCTGTTTACCTGATGACGATTGACGAAGATGGCGAGGGTGTCAGCTACGTCAGCCTCGTGGAATCACCCGCAATCGAGCGGCCATTTATCGCATTAAGCACTCAACAGCGGTTTGCCGAAGATGCGGCACTTCGCATCCTGACAGGCCCGCTTATGCTGGCAGACACGCCAATTCTACGAAGCGATGACCAGCGGGGCAAGTATTACGTGATTTTTGACAAGGATACCATCCGCAAGATGGTGCAGAAGTATTTCAAGCAGCAGAACCAAGCGAAGGTGAATGCGGAACATAGCAAGCCGCTGGATGGCGTGTATATGTTTGAAAGCTACCTGATTGACCGCGAGCGCGGGGTGAATCCACCGAAGGGATTTGAAGATGCACCTGACGGCAGTTGGTTCGGTTCGTTCAAAGTTGAGAATGACAAGGTGTGGGCAGAACGCGACCAGTTCACAGGTTTCAGCATTGAAGGCTATTTCGGGATGCAACCAACAGAGGCGAGCGTGGAAGCGGCGATGGCGAACCTTGAAGAGGCGTTCAATCTTTTTTTGCATACTATCAAACAGCGTGGTATTTAACTACAAAAGCGACAAATGAGCATAGCAAATCGTTTGACTGAATTGGCTGACGCATTGCGGAAGTTTACCGCAACGCCAACGCCGCAGAATTTTGCAGATTACAAACTGGAAGACGGCACGATGGTGCGCGTTGATGGTGACTTGGTTGCAGGTACGCCTGTGTTCGTTGTAACGGAAGAAGGGATGTTGCCCGCACCTGATGGACAGCACACTGTACCCGAAGTTGGCGTGATTACCACCGAAGGCGGCAAGATTGTAGAAGTGGGTGACCTGCCAGCAGGTGAGCCAGTCGTTGAGGAGGAAGTAGCGGCACAGGAAGTGGAGATTGAAGTCGCACCCGAAGGCGAGGCCGCCGAAGCCGAAATAGACGCGAGAATTAGCGCACTTGAAGCCAAGCTGGATGAGATTATGGCGAAGTTGGCAGGGGCGATGGAGGCAAACAAAGCGCGGTTTGACCAGTTGGATATTGAGGTTCAGAAGATGAGCAAGGTGCCAACGGCAGAGCCACGCAAGCGCACCAGCGATGCGATTGTTGAGAACATCAAGTTGTCGCGCAACACGAATTTTGAAGCATTAACACAAAACCTAAAAAACCTAAAATAAAAAACTATGAGCTTTTCACTTGGAGGATTAACATCCTACGTTGAGCAACAGCGATTGCCGTTGCTGACCAAAGCCGTCTTCGATGCGAAGACGCAGTCATTAATGCAGAAGCGTGTTGGCGTTAAGTATGAGGAAGCCCTCAACTTGATGGACACCGATGCAGTATTCCAAGCCGCATCCACCTGTGCGTGGAATGCGTCAGGAACAACCACGTTCAGCCAGCGTAACATCAGCGTTGCGCGGGTGAAGGTGCAGGAGGAGTTGTGTCCTCGCTCGTTGGAACAATACTGGATGCAAACCCAGTTGACGCAAGGTAGCAACTACGAAGGCGTACCTTTCGAGCAGGCTTTCGCAGAGCAGAAAGCGAAGCAGATTGCCAAGAACATTGAGAACGCCATTTGGCAGTCAACCACTGCAACTGGTGCCTCAGGGTGGACAGGTTCATCTGCATCATTGAGCGGTGACGCGAATTTGAACAAGACCGTTGGTTTGCTTCACCTGATGGAAAAGACAGCCGCATCTGGTTCAATCGTGTCGAGCCTTGCAACTTCGACTATCAATGACAGTACCGTCGTGGGCGCGTTTGAGACCGTTTACCAAAACATCCCTGTTGAAATCATCAGCAAGGACGACATCTACGCTTTTTGCGGATGGGATACCTACCGCATCCTTGCCAACAAACTTGTAGGTTTGAACCTGTATCAGGGTGACCTTGGGCAGTTGGGCGCAGGCGAGATGTTCTTCCCATCGACCAATATGCGTGTATGCGCGGTGAATGGCTTGAACAGCACCCGCCGAATCGTAGCGACTTCGTTGAGCAACCTGTTTTTCGGTACTGACCTGCTTTCCGATGAGGACACTTTCCGCATCTGGGCGAGTTACGACAACGACCAAATCCGCTTCCAAGCGGCGTTGAAATACGGGGTGCAGTTTGCTTATCCCGAATTTATGGTGCTGTACAGAGCGAGCAACTCAACGCAACCTGCTGGCTGATGAAAGGGCAGGGAAACCTGCCCTTCTTTTTCTTCTGACACTATAAACAAGAAAAAATATGAGCTGCGCACTTACATCTGGTTATGCATTAGGTTGCCGCAATAACGTTGGCGGCATTAGCGAAATTAGGCTTGCGTCTTACGTTGCATCGGGAGTCATAGCCACCAACGCCACAGGCACGGTGAGTGGCTTCACTGGCTACGCTTCGGGTAGCAATGCCTTCTACAAATACGAATTGCCGAAGGGTGTGGGTCAGTTCACCGAAACGACCAACGCCAGTGTTGAAAACGGCACTATCTTCTACCAGCAAGAAATGACGCTGGTCATTAACAGGCTCACGCAGGAGGTGCGCAATCAGTTGCGCCTTGCTTCCAACGGCAGGTTGCTGGCAATCGTCACCGACCGCAACGGCAAGTATTGGCTG